CAGGGGGGGAGGGGGTGGGTAGGGTTGGTAGATATTTGTGGTACACCCCATCCTCAGAAAAAGTCAAAATGGTAATAACGTCAATCACTTCCTAGAAAGGGAAAAAAGTGGAAACATTAAAGAGAGGTCGTGGTAGACCCAAGGGTTCAGTCAAGATGACCATACAGAGGTTTGCTGACAACCCGCCCTTAGTATTGCCTAAGACAGACCATCAGAGGCTCAAGGAGCTAAAGGAGTTGATGATTAGGAGTGGAGGTAAGGATGTGGCTCAGAAGGTGATAGAGATAGCCCTTAATGATGACCATCCCCATCAATTAGTAGCCTTGAAGATGTGTCTTGATAGGACTCTACCTGTTTCTTTGTTTGAAAAAGACAAGAGTCAGAGAAGTGCCGTAACCATCAATATCACTGGTTTAGGACAAGAACCCATTGTTGTAGACTCTGAACAACCAGAAGACGTAGAGGCTAAATATGGCTGATCTGAACTTTAGTCTCCTTCCTTGGCAACAAGAAGTCTTCAAAGACACGACTCGGTTCAAGGTTGTAGCTGCTGGGCGTAGATGTGGGAAGTCCCGTATGGCGGCAGTTACCCTACTGATTGAAGGACTCAAGTGTCCACAAGGCTCTGCGGTTCTTTACGTGAGTCCCACTATGGGACAATCAAGGCAGATTATCTGGGACTTATTGCTAGACCTTGGCAGAGAGGTGATTCAAAGCAGTCATGTGAACAACCTAGACATTACCCTGATAAACGGGGCTAGGATATACGTTCGTGGTGCGGATAGACCTGATACCCTTCGTGGCGTCTCATTGACCTATGCCGTACTAGACGAGGTAGCCGACATCAAACCTGAAGCATGGGAACAGGTCATTCGAGCCAGTTTATCTGATAAACGGGGTAGAGCACTCTTCATCGGCACTCCTAAAGGACGCAACTGGTTCTACGATACCTTCAAACTAGGCGAGTCAGAGGATGATCCTGATTGGAAGAGTTGGCACTTCACCACTGCTGATAATCCTTTGATTGACCAAGCAGAGATAGATTCCGCTAAGAAAACCCTTAGTTCCTTCGCTTTTAAGCAAGAGTTTATGGCTTCGTTTACAAACGCTGGCTCGGACATCTTCAAGGAAGAGTGGATTAAATACGGGGTTAAGCCTGAACATGGAAGCTACTACATTGCTGTTGACCTTGCGGGGTTCGAGGAAGTTGCTAAACAAGCAGCCAATGCTAAGAAACGTCTGGACGAGTCCGCTATCTCAATCGTTAAGGTCACAGACGATGGGAAGTGGTTTGTTGAGAAGATTGAACATGGACGTTGGGACATCCGAGAGACTGCTTCTAAGATTCTGATAGCTATTCGGGACTATCGACCCCTTAGTGTTGGAATAGAGAGGGGGGCGTTAAAGAACGCTGTTTTGCCCTATCTGAGCGACCTTATGCGAAAGAATAACACCTATGCCCACATCATAGATTTGACTCACGGGAATAGAAAAAAAGCAGACAGAATCATCTGGGCTTTACAAGGTAGGTTCGAGCATGGCAGAATTGTGTTAAATTCGGAAGAAGATTGGGATGAGTTCGTAGACCAGTTAATCCTGTTCCCTGCACAAGGGGTACACGATGACTTGCCTGACTCCCTTAGTTACATTGACCAACTTGCTGTCACTTCGTATATGGAAGAAGATGACTCCGAGGAGTGGCAACCAGTAGATATTATTAGTGGGGTATAAGATGGAATATCAAGAACCAACCGAGTCCGACAAGGAAATAGTTAACTTTGTTGTTAACCATTGTGATCGTTGGAGGGATTGGCGAGATGTTAACTGTCTTGATGATTGGCTAGAGTACGAGCGCATCTTCAATGGCGAGTGGGATGTCCAAGATAAGACTAGGGACTCCGAGAGAAGCCGTATCGTTACTCCCGCTACCCAACAAGCCGTAGAGACACGCCATGCCGAGATCATGGAAGCTATCTTTGGTCAGGGTGAGTTCTTTGACATTCAAGACGATATTCGTGATGTCAATGGTAGTCCACTAGATGTTGCTGCCATCAAAGCACAACTGATGGAAGACTTCAAAGTAGACAAGATCAGGAAGTCTATTGACCAGATTGAGTTGTTGGCTGAGATTTATGGTACTGGTATCGGTGAGATTGTTGTCAAAACAGAGAAAGTCTTTGTTCCCGCTACTCAGGCAATACCTGGTCAAATGGGACAAGCCGCTATTGGAGTGGTAGAACAAGACCGCATTGCAGTCAAGATTGTTCCTGTTAACCCCCGTAACTTCTTGTTTGACCCCAATGGCACATCTATTGATGACTGTATGGGTGTGGCTATCGAGAAGTATGTCTCCATCCACAAGATCGTTAAAGGTCAAGAAGAAGGCATCTACCGCAAGGTAAAGGTCGGTACTGACTCTATGGACACAGACTTAGAGCCTACCCAAGAAGTCTCTCAGTACGAAGATGACAAAGTAAAACTTCTGACTTACTATGGACTCGTTCCCCGTGAGTACCTAGAACAGTTGGAAAACGAAGATGGTGAAGTAGAAGATTTCTTTCCTGAAGACAGTATTCAGGATGAGTATTCCGATTTGGTCGAAGCAATTGTCGTGATTGCCAATGATGGCGTTCTTCTGAAGGCAGAAGCCAATCCATACATGATGAAGGATAGACCGATTCTTGCTTATCAGGACGACACAGTTCCTAATCGCTTGTTAGGTCGTGGTACTGTAGAGAAGGCTTACAACTCACAAAAAGCCATAGATGCCCAAGTTCGTTCACACTTAGATTCACTTGCTCTGACAACTAGCCCAATGATGGCTATGGATGCCACTCGCCTCCCCCGTGGTGCTAAGTTTGAAGTAAAGCCAGGCAAGGCAATCCTGACAAACGGCAATCCTAACGAGATTCTGTTCCCGTTCAAGTTCGGCAATACTGATGGTTCTAACCTGACAACTGCCAAAGAGTTTGAACGTATGCTTTTGATGGCAACAGGCACTCTTGACTCACAGGGAATGATTACTGCGGTGTCCAGAGATGCTGGTCAGGGCGGTATTTCGATGGCTACTGCCTCGATTATCAAGAAATACAAGCGTACCTTGGTGAACTTCCAAGAGGATTTCATGATCCCCTTCATCACCAAAGCCGCTTATCGCTATATGCAGTTCGATCCAGAGCGTTACCCTACTGTGGACATGAAGTTCATTCCCACGGCAGCACTCGGCATCATTGCTAGAGAGCATGAGCAACAACAATTTATCGCTTTGTTGCAGACTCTTGGCCCGAATACACCTGTTTTGCCTATCATTTTGAAGGGCATCATGGCTAATTCTTCTCTGTCAAACAGATTTGAGTTGATTGAGATGCTCGACAAGATGGCTGTTGCTGATCCACAAGCACAACAAGCGGCTCAGATGCAACAACAATTGGCTATGCAACTGGCTCAAGCACAGATTGCTGTCCAAACGACTCAAGCAGAGCAGAATAAGGCAGAGGCTCAGAAGTTATTGACTGAGGCGCAATTGATGCCTATTGAGTTGCAAGCAAAGAGTATGGCGGCTAACACCAAGAACCTCCCAACTGATGACGCTTTGGCTTCACGAGAGTTCGATAAACGGGTCAAGGTTGCTGAATTGATGCTAAAAGAAGCAGATATTCAGAACAAGGCTAAGATTGTTGAAAAACAGATGACTAGACAATGAATCAGGAACTTCAACGCTATTACGAAGAGAGATTCTCAATGATGTCCACTCAAGGGTGGATAGAATTGATGGAAGATGTTGACAAAATGATAGAACCTTTGAATAATATTTCAACGATTGCAGATGAAAAAAGTCTACAATTCAGAAAAGGTGAGTTATCTATACTTATTTGGCTGAAAAACTTAAAACAAGTCAGCGAAAGAGCATTTGAGGACTTAAATGAGAAGAATGTATGAATTTGCCTGTATAAACGGGCATAAGACAGAGAGATTTGTTGTTTATGAGACAACAAGTCTGAAGTGTGAGTGTGGT